CAGTGCGTTTTAGAGATGACGCACAAATCGCGAAATTGTTTACGTCGGATACCGAAAAACCAGAAATAATTAATATGAATAAATTGTTTAATTGTAATAATGTTAAGTACGAAGATAACAAGTATGTGAGGATTGTTAATGAAGACGAAGAAGAAACTCACGATGCTTAAATTAGTTCCTTATAAAATATAAAAATATTCGAATTATAAATTTTTTTCATTTGTTATATAAATGAGTAATTATGAATCAATACCGGCTGATACAAGAACTGCTATAGATACACTTATCCATAATGATAATAGTAAAAATGCTATAGGTAGATTATGGAAATTATATTTAAGAGTAAATACTTATGATACAGAACACGCAGAACAAGATTTACAAGATTTTGTCAACGATTTGTATAGTATGCCTAACCGTACTCAAGAGTCTATATTGAATGCTATTAATGAAAAAATAGCTGATATACAGCAAGAAGAAGGTATTACTGCTTTTGGTTTAAAAAGACGTAAAACTGGTAAGAAAAGGAAAAGGGCTACTATGAAAACAAGTAGGAAAACAAGTAGAAAAAAAAGAAAAAGGAGAAATTAATGTTTATTTTTAATTAAATATAAAATTAAATATAAATTATGTTCTGGGTGCCAAAGGTGTGGTTACGCCATTTTCATTGGTTGGGCTATCTGGTATAGTTATAAATAGCTTAGGTCTAATATAAAATGCCTTGTGCTTAATATTGTCACCATATTTTTGTCGTAATGTTGTATCGGTGTTTGGATCTAAGGCTGGTGCCAATTCTGCGTCACGTCCGTTTATATTGTCAAATTGTCCTGATTCTACTATTTCTATTTTATAGCTATTACTGTTAATACCAAAGTCGTCGCTAAAAGCTTTGGCAGTTATAAATTCGTAAAGCTTTGCTAATGTATAATCCAAATTTATGTGATATACTTTTGTTTTACAAGTATACACTTGCTTAAAATATAATTCTATTGTTTCGGTTTGAAAATCGCTCATCTTATTTATTAGTTATACATTTTAACCCTTGGTTATTTTTAAATTCAATTTTATTATTTTTATTTAATTTTTTGATTTATTTTTCTGATTTATTTTTAATATGATTTATTAAATTAATTATTCCTTCGTTAAATTCTGTTTCGATTGTCCAACCCAAATCCTTCACTTTCTGATTACTAATATAATATCGCTTATCGTTAAACGGTCTGTCTTTGATATATGTAATCCATTTATCATATTCTTCTGTATTTGCAATATTTTTAATCAATAGTTTTGATATATCAAGAATCGTAAATTCATCATTTTCATCACTTCCAATATTATATATTTCACCAATTTTACCATTTTTCAAAACCAAATTCAACGCCGAACACACATCATTTACGTGTAAAAAGGCCCGCACATTTGAGCCGTCGCCTTGTATTGTTACTGGTTTATTATTTATTAATAATTCTATAAATAATGGTATCAGTTTTTCAGGATATTGATTGGGACCATAAACGTTATTGCCGCGCGTAATTATGATAGGCATTTTAAAAGAATGGTAATATGATTTTGCGATTAATTCAGCGGCAGCTTTTGATGCGGCATATGGATTTGTGGGGCATAAAATCGATTCCTCGTTCTTTTTTTCTTCGTTTTCTTCTAACATTGATTCACCATAAACTTCATCTGTCGAAATATGAATAAAACGATCAATATGTCCGTAACGTCTACAGCATTCTAATAAAGTATGTGTGCCTACTATATTATCATTTGTATATTGTAGCGAATCCTCAAAAGAATTCTGGACGTGCGATTGTGCGGCAAAATGGATAACAGTATCTATTTTGTTATTTTCTAATACGTACCGAACTAAATCAAATGAACATAAATTACCCTTTACTAATTTGTATCTTGGTGAATCCCTAATTTCTTGATTGACATTCATTTCGCTGGCACAATAATACATAGCATCATAATTGATAATGTTTATATCTTTGTCCAAGTGGAAAAAATAATTAATAAAATTTGAACCTATGAATCCGCAACCTCCTGTTATCAATAAGTTTTTCATATTTTATTATTATTAAAATATTTATTTATGTATTTATTCTTCGTAAATACATTAATTGTAATTTATATATTATTTTTCTCTCTCATTCTAACCAAAGTATTTCTTACTGATTCTTTAATTGGTAATACCGAATGAAGCTTTGATAGTTTATTTGTATTCAAACAATTATTTGAACGCTTTGATGCTAATATTTGATTTTGCTCCTCCACTGAAAAGTTTTCCCAAGTAAAATTCGGATCTACTATTTCTTTGTACATTGTTAATATTTCATTATGCGAAATTAGGCCAGGGTTTGTTAAATTAATTGTTCCAACTTCTCCTTTTAATGCCAATTCAATTAATGTTGGCAATAATTCATCTAATACGGTCATTGAGTTTGGAATTGAACATACTTTCTTGTAACTCGTAATCTTCGTAATAAAATTGCGTGGGCTATCTTGCTCGTCTGTAATAGGCATACGAATTCTGGCATTTAGTGCGCTATCTGAATACAATAGTTGCATTAATCGGTCGGTATATCCTTTTACAATTGAATACGATGAACCAACAAAATTGGGCAAATCAGATTCTAAAAAGCCGGTTTCTTGGTCGCCAAATAAATGCTCGTCGTCATATTCAAAAATACATCCTGTGCCTAAATAAGTAAAATGAATACTGTTTTTTTTGCTTAATTCAGCAAGACTAATTGGACTAAACAAATTATCTCTCATATTGTCTACTAATTTACCGGGCTTTTCCAAGTAATCAATAGTTCCAATTACTTCATTATTATATGTTCCGTGGGTTCGCCCAATAAAACTCATTATATGTGTCACATTTCCAATATCATCTATTTCTTTTTGTATCGCGTTTATATCATCTGCTCGACAACTTGATTTTATAACTGTAATATTCGCATTTTGTAGCAATTTTACCACCTTTGAGCCAATCCAACCATTTCCGCCAAATACAAGAACTACTATGGGTTTTAACATTTAATATAATTATGTATTTAGTATTTAAACTATTAAAAATGGTATTATTATATTGATTTTGTCTTAATAATTAAATTTTATGTTATTAATTATTAAAATATGTAAAATATAATGAGACGATAAATCGTAACAGTTCGCTCAATTTGAATACGCGAGGCCTCCCATACCACTCATAATTCTCAACACGTTGTAATTGGTAGCATAAACACGGACCTTGGCAGTCTTGGTACCCTCAACGGTGGCGTTGGAGAGGACAAGCTGGAGGGTGGCATTATCAATTCTGGAGAAGTTGCAGGTTCCACTGGGTTGGTGCTCCTCAGGGCGGAGAGCAAAGGAGTACACGTTGATACCCTCATCAGGGTTTCTGGTGTGGGCTTGGTAAGGTTGGACCCAAGAGAAGTAAGATCCTTCACGCTCAGAGAAGCGATCTTGGCCGTTAAGTTGGAGCTTAGCGGTGACGACGGGGTTTTGTCCCCAGCAGTGCATATCCAAAGAGGTCTCAGAGAGGACGAAGGTACCAGCATCAGAGACACCAGAGTTATCCTTGTGACTACCAGACTCTTGGAGAGAAGCAATGATAGAAGCAGGGAGACCAGTGGTGTTCAAGGGGATTTGGTTGCCTCCAAAATTGACCTCATTGTAAGGATTGGAGGGACCGTGCCAGTATCCAGTGAAACCAGCGGGGGGAATGTAGTCAAGAGCACCAGCGTCTTGGAACAAACCACGGGCGTCAATGTAAGCGCGGGAATCAGCCGCAACAGATTGAGGACCTCCGAAAGCGTGGATAGCGTTGGGGAGAGCATCGATGGCATCAGTGTAGTTGAAGGGTTGGGCGCCGAGGACCTTGAAGAGGAGAGCATCGCAAGTCAAAGACGAGCAGTAGTCAACGTTCTGATCAGGCTGGACAACCCAGATAAGCTCCTTAACGGGGTGGTTAAAGTTAAGCTTGATCTTGTTCGACGAAGAACCAACAGACTCATCACCAGTGAATTGGAGCTGAGTAATAAGGTACTCGTGGGGGTTCTGGGCCATTCTGCGTCTCTCGTCAGTGTCAAGGAACACATAGTCAACGTACAAAGAAGCAGCAACCAAAGACTGATTGTAGGCAATGGTGGCAGGGACAGGGCGTCCAACGTTGTATTGCTGAGCAGCCTGGTTAGCAGCAGTGGCAGGGTAAGGGTTCTGGTTACAGTTCAAGGTGGTAACAGCCCACAAGCACTCATCAATAGGGCGGATATCAAGGTTGATCTTGACCTCGTGGTATTGGAGAGCAATCAAAGGGAGAGCCAAACCGGGGTTAGTACAGAACCAGAATTGGAGAGGAACGTACAAGGTGGTCTCAGGAAGAGCGTTACGGGGAGCGCAAACTTGACGGGGAGCCAAGGAGTCGCAAGGGGACTCAACATCAGAGAAAGAGGGATCAGTGATGAAGGTAAGTTGGGTGGTGTTACCAATCATCTTGAAGTAGCCTCTTTGTTGCTCAGAGGTCATAGTGAGCTGATTCCAGATGTGCATCCAGTCACCATATTGACGGTCAATTCGTTGACCACCGATCTCAACCTCAACCTGGGCAATAAGTTGCTCACCGGGGTAATCCAACCAACGGGCATAGACACCGGTGTTTTGGCCAGTGGTGTAGTTTCCAAGACCCATAAGCTGGTTAATCTCGGGTAGTGTAACTTGGAGATATGTTCTGTAGGCCAAGTCTCCGTTTCTGGAGATGACACATTGGACTCTGCGTCCAAAATCGGCTTGGCCGTTAAAAGTTTGCTCAATCGATTCGATGGCAAAGTTAGTGTACCTTCTGTAAGTTACCTTCCAGAAAGTGATTTGCGGGTTACCAGTTAGGTAGACATCTTGTGCGCCATAAGCTACGAGTTGCATTAATCCTCCTCCCATTTTATATAGATGCTAAAGAAAAAAATTTTTTGGAAATTAAATTAATTAAAATTAATTAAAAATAATTAAATTATTTGTTAAACCAAATATTTATAAAATTGAAATAATTTGTTACCAAAACAACTTATAATATTCTTATATAGTATATTAATGTTACAACACCCAAACAAAACTGAATTATTTATTTCTAAAGCAAACAAAATTCATAAAAATAGATACGACTATTCAAAAGTTAATTATATAAATGCCAAAACAAAAGTTACTATAGTATGTAGAGAGCACGGTGATTTTCAACAAACACCTTCAAACCATTTATGTAACTATAATTGTCAAAAATGTGCCAAAAATTTTCAGCTGGATACGGCTTCTTTTATTGAAAAAGCTAAAGGTATACACAATGATAAGTATGATTACTCAAAAGTAAACTACATAAATGCTGATACACAAATTACAATAATATGTAAAGAACACGGTGAATTTACCCAAATACCAGATTTTCATATAAATAGAAAATGTGGATGCCCAAAATGTTCTAATAATGTTAAATTAGATTTATCAGAGTTTATTGAGAAGTCTAATAAAATACACTGTAATAAATATGATTACTCTAAGGTTGAATATAACAATAATAGAAATCATATAATTATAATTTGTAAAAAGCACGGTGAATTTTCACAAATACCATTTCTTCATCTTTTAAAACACGGTTGTCCTAATTGTATCAACAAAACCGAATATAAATTTTATGAAAAAATAAAAGAAATTTATCCAACAATTAAAAGACAATATAAAGTGGAATGGTGTAAAAATAAGCTTTGTTTACCATTTGATTTCGCTATAGAAGAATTAAAAATTATTATTGAACTCGATGGCGAACAACATTTCACACAAGTTTCTAATTGGACATCACCTGAAACCCAAATAGAAAAAGATAAATTTAAGACCGATTGCGCTAACCAAAATGGGTTCTCTGTAATTCGACTGCTACAAGACGATGTTTCCAAGGATAAATTTGATTGGTTAAATGAAATACAAACTGGCGTTTCAAAAATTACGAATACACAAGAAGTTCAAAACATATTTATTTGTAAAAATAATGAATATTCATTTTAAAAATTTTGAAAGAAAAAAGGGAATATCCCCTTATTTTTTATTTAATTAATTAATAAATATATGTAATAATAATAATAATAATAATAATAATAATTTTTATGTTTATGCGTCTTCATCAGAGTCAGTGTAATTCATTACTTCACACGAGTCATCTGGGACTATACTGGAGTCCAATTCGCAGTCAATGAACTTGCAATTCTTAAAAGTAGTGTTATTTAAAATAAGATCATTAAAAACACATTCCTCAAAATTGACGTTATCAAACACATAATTTGTCAACGTGACTTCATCAAATGTGGCGCGAGTGATGGTGATATTGGATACTGTTTGGTCTTCTATATGCCATTGAATAAATTTACAGTATGAGTATCTAAGGATGTCACCTCCTATATACACCATTTCCCATTCATCGCATTCGTCGCGAGGACATCGTCCACACAGTTCAACGTACTTTTCAATCTGTGTGTCGTTCATATGACTTAAGGGCATACTCATGATGAGTTCGTCTTCATCCTCGTCGTCGTCGTCTTCAGAGTCTTCATCATCTGATTCGTCCTCGTCATCTTCTAAGCTTTCAGCGTCTTCTAAGCTTTCAGCATCTTCTGCTTCGTCGTAGACAACCGTTTCTGCGAGCGCTCCTGCGATAGGCAACGGACTTTCGTTAATGGAACGCTTAGGCCACAACGAGGTTTCAGGATAATATGTTTGTTCGTCTTGTTGTTTGTTAGTTCTTGCCGTCTGCATCGTGTCAAACTCTATGTCTGGTTGTCCGAGCTGGTATTCTAAACAATCCAGAACTCTTTCAAAGAAGTCGCAACTGGAACCGTGGCGTCTGTAGCGACCAATTGCAAACATTACGAGATTGTATACGTTTTCACCATATACAGAAAGTTCAAACTGAAAGGTATTGCCATATAATATATCGACATTTGTGGCATCCGTTTTAAACCAGCTTTCAATAGCGTGATCGTTAAAAACATAATGATTCGGAAACCATCTGGCAAGTGTCTTAATAATAGCCACTTTTAAATCCTCAATAGAGGCATAATTCTTGATTTGAGCGTTTGAAATGTAAGTTAAATCAGACATTTTCGTTAAGTTAATCGTATTAGTTATCTTAATAATAGTTTGAAACTTGATTTGGTTATAAATTAATATCTTACATTATTTTGTAAAAAAACATTTCAATTTTTTTGATTTATACTCAAAAATTGAAATACTTAAAATTTACGCAATTCAAAAAATTTACGAAATAATTTTATTCAAATCTAAATTGCTTTTCATAAATTTTAATAAATAGGTGTCATCATATATCTCTTTCTTATTTTCGTGATTTTTAGTAAAAACATATGATTCATTGCGTTTTTTCACAGACCATCCTTGCTCTATTGTGTTGTACAATAGTAGCATTTTTTGGAATTTAATGGCGTCCACTTTAAAATCAACATTATTTTCTAAATCCTTTAAAGAATCCAAATTAATCTTAATATCCATATTAATTAATAAAAAAACAGAAAAACATTATATATTTTAAACTTGTTTAGCGTATACAATTTCTATAATACCTGGAATAATGTTGTTCATCATTTTTTAAGTTTACTAAATTCGTCTTAACTATATTCCCGTCACTATTTGAATAATAAATATTTTGAATTTTATATCCTTTTTTCTCTGGTATTGATTCCATAATTTTAATACAGTTGTTACACGGCTTACTCGATTGTAATTTATTTGTTTTTGAAAATCGGACCACCAGTAAATTTACCGGTTCCAATCTTTTTTTATTTTGCGATGACTTCAATTTTAATAAAGCATTATGCTCAGCGTGAACACCCGGGTCTACACCTTCACTGTCGCCCATCATATTAATCCCAAAACTTAAAACTGTCGATCTGTTCAGGTTAGCGTTCTTTCCCTTTCAAAACGCACGCTATGTGGTTTGAGGGGCCACATACACACGAATTAATATACTCCTCGCCATTTTCATATTTGTCCACGTTTGTATTAACGGGCAAACAAAATCTCTTAATAAACATTGTGTCAAGCAGTGAATCCATCTTTTACTTTATATTATGTTATTATACTTAATTCTTTATTTTATTTCATTTTTTATTTTGTTTTTTATTTTGTTTTTTATTTTGTTTTTAAAAAAAATATAATATATTTTCTCTCTATTATTAATTAAAACAAATTTATTTAATAATAAAAGAAACATATGCCATCATTTAAACCAAAATCTGCTAAAAAAATAAAATTTAACAAAAAAAGTTCGATTACTCTTGATGGTAAGCACAAGGAATTCTTAAATGAATTTTCAAAGGACGAAAACGATAGGATACCTGATTTACAGCTCGAAAAATATGAATTAAAGGAACTTTTAAAAAAAGACACTCTTACAGTCGAACAACAATTGGAATATCAAGACAAAATCAATGAAATCAATGAAACAATAAAACAAACCAAGGGGAGAAAGATGGAATACTTTTTGGATAATTCCAAGTTTATTTTTGACTATTTCGAAAATAAAAAAAATATTTCAACCGGTACAACTAACATCAATATAAGCGATAAAAATAAAATACTTAATTCTTTTTTTAAGATTAAACAAGATGATAGCGCCAATATAAACCAAAACAAAACCAACAATATTGTGCAAAAATATTTAAGTAACATTGACGACACATTTATTGATGTGAATTCGTTTATTTGTCAAACCGATGTCTGTCAGATATGTCACAAGGGCGAATTAATTCCACTCGAGGACGAAGGTCTATTAATTTGTAATGTTTGTTTTAGAAGTATACCTTATTTGATAGAAAATGAGAAACCATCTTATAAGGAGCCGCCCAAGGAAGTATGCTTTTACGCTTACAAAAGGATTAACCATTTTAAAGAAATTTTGGCGCAATTTCAAGGCAAGGAAACTACGCAAATTCCCATTGAGGTTATCGAAAATATTAAGTTGCAAATTAAAAAGGAACGTATTGATTTATCACAAATATCAAACAACAAAACCAAGGAGATTCTTAAAAAGTTGGGCTATAATAAATACTATGAGCATATACCATTTATTAAAGATAAGTTGGGTATTAAACCACCGATTATGTCGCCTGAATTGGAAGACACATTGTGTAATTTGTTTGTCGAACTTCAGTCGCCTTATTCGAAATATTGTCCTGATGACCGTGTGAACTTTTTAAATTATTATTATACCGCATACAAGCTTTGTGAGCTTTTAGGAGAAGCACAATACTTAGAACATTTTCCAATGTTGAAAGATAGAGAGAAGAGAATAGAACAAGATTCCATTTGGCGCAAGATTTGCGAAGAGTTGGATTGGGAATTTATACCGACTATTTAGAGCAATTCGTAGTAAAAAGGGACAACAAATCCATATTATATATTATATGGATTTCATTCAAGTTCTACACGATAGTATTGAAACATCTGTTTCAATGAAATTATTCAAAACTAAAGAAGAAGCAACTATGAAACATATGTTAAATTTTAAACTAATATCTTTTCCATTATCAAAATGTAAAAATCTTAATAATTTTAATCCGGAAAGATTACAACCCTCTGCTGTTAAATCTTATCCTTTACATAATAGACCAAGAGGTGATAAAGATATTAGTAGTGTAAAATATTATCAAACGCTAATTAAAAATAAATTAGAGATTCAACCAATTTGGATAATTAAAAAAAATAATAATTATATATTACTTGATGGAGCTCATAGAATAGTAGCAAGTTATATAGAAAATAAACAATATATACCAACTTATTTAATAAATTAATTATAGTATTCGTTTAATTTGGTTTATATGGGAACAAGGATAGTGTCGGTGTATTGTAAATAGAAAAGTTCGGTTCAAAACAATTTGAACCTACACCGGTTCCGTAACGCATACCACCTCTCATTTTTCTACTTTTTCTGGATTTTTTACCCTTTCTACCTTTTCTTGTTTTCCTTCTTCTACCACCTTCATGTTCTCCTATATCATCCATATATGAAGAATCTTCTTCTCTTGTTGTGTCACCTTTATTAGAGATAATACTATCATCGCTTATATCATCAATGTTATTATTCAAATTATTATCTTCATCTTCATCTTCAAAACTATCAACACTAATATTATGTTGAGAACCATCATCATCAATTCCAGATACATCATTTTCATTTTCATCTCCCAACACCAAACTGCCTACACTGATATTATTTTTTGAACCATTTGCACTGCTTGCAATTCCAGATAGATTATTTTCATTATCATTATTAAGATTATCTATTATTTCTTGTGGGGTATTATTTTGACTAAGCAATTGTTGAATTGAATCCATAACATCACCAGCATCCGTGTTAGGAAATTCTTGTATCAATGTCTCAATATTGTCTTCTGTAAATCCTTGGTCTAATAGCTCTTGTCTTTGTGCTTCACTAAAATTCGCACCACCTCTTTGTTTTCTTGTTTTTCTACTCTTTTTAGATTTTCTCACTTTTTTAGATTGTCTTGTTTTTCTTCTCCTACCACCTTCATTCATTCTACTGCTTGCTACCGAAACTGGAGACCCTGGTGGTGATACTATTTGAATCATTAATTCATTTATATCCATAGGAGTATCTTGTCTAATTTTATCTGCAATATCAATAATATTTTGAATATAATTAGCTCGAAAAGTCTCAATTGCTTGTGTAGATTGTTGAATTGCGTCATTAAATTGCTGAATTGCTTGAGGAAAAAAATTATAATCTATATTTGAATTACTCCAAGCATTAATAGCAGCTTCTGGTATTCCATTAAATGATTGTATTTGTCCTTGAGTAAAAACTCCTCCTATTTGTCTATACATTTTATTACTTTTACTTCGTTTTTTACTACGTGTACGATTTGCCATAATATAGTATATTTAGATTAAATATATTATGTTAGATTTTTAAAATAGTCGCTTTAAATAGTCGCTTTAAAACCCACCAGGGAAGCGAACAAGATTAGCACCAATACCAAAGCCAGCACCAGAGCGAGCAGTGGCACCCATACTGGGAATGTAAGTATCAAGGATACTAAATGTGGCAGCCGCAGTCAACGCAATCAAAATAATCTCCTCAATATTCAAGGAACGTTTAGGGATAGCATAAGCCGCAATAGCTACCATCAAACCTTCGACAAGGTATTTAATGATTCTTTTCACAAGTTCACCGACGTTAATTAAACCGTTCATTTATATTAAATAATAAGAAAAAAAATAATATATGCGATAAAAAACTTAAAATTAATTATATAATTTAATTAAAATGGATCGCTCTAAAGAAAAGACTTCAGCCAAGAAAGGCTTTGAGAGAAAACAGGTTAACGGCAAAAATAATCCTAAATATGTCGACTTATTAGAAGAAGACAAGCCCATTGCCGGGCAAAAATTCGTGTGTGTGTCTTTTGTGTCTCCCGAAAATATTATTAAACAAAAGCAAATATTCTTTTTCGAACAATTCCTAAAGAAGTGGGATTTGAACAAATCGATGGAAAAGTATGTCCAGTTTTTGAATTTTGTCTCTTTCAAATACAATGTTTCATTTGACGACATTTCAAATGACTTTAAAGAGTTTGTTAAGGAAGAGAAGGATAATTTAACAAAAACCACTATGGAGGATGATTACAAGACATTTGTTGACAACAACGAAGAGACACTCGATAAAGAGTTTGGTGTCGCACACAATTTCCAAACAAGTACCCGCGGTTTAAAAATTCGCGGCAGTTATCCCACAATTGAGGAAGCCGAGTTGAGATGTAAAATGCTTAGAGAAATTGATCCGAATCACGATATTATGGTCGGACCCGTTGGTATGTGGATGCCCTGGGAACCTGAAGCATATAAGACAGGTCGTGTCGAGTATATGGAGGAAGAGCTTAACCAGTTGATGAGTGAGAAAAACAAGAACGAGTCCAATGCCAAGACCGCGTTTGACCAGCGTGTCAAGGAGAGCAAGAAGAAGGCGATTGATGAGAACATCAAGAATGCGGAGAAATCTGGTAACGCATTGACGCAGTCAATTGACGAGCAAGGTAATCTAATTGGTGTCAATAATGCCAACAGTCAAGAGTTCGGTTTGAAGGAGAAGGACAACATTTCTTCGGCGGATATTCAAATGGAGTTGTTTGAAGGTGAGAACATTGTTACTGGCAAGACGGATAACGGACAAAGTCAGCTTATTAGCGGTCCTTTTGCGAATAAGAAGGAGGACTCGATGGATACAGTTGACTAAATCAACCTTTTCTAACGTAGTAAAGAAAGGTTGAGCCAAACATATTTTACATTATTTCAAATTAATAAAGTAAAATAATAAGTGTGTTTTTAAATTTAGATATCAGTTGAATATGGTTGTTGTTGAGACATACAATGAATATTTCCTCCACCTAATAATATCTCTCTGGCGTATACTCCAACAACTTTTTTATTTGGAAACACTTCAGATACTGCTTTAATTGCTTCATTATCACTTGAACAATGAAATATAGGAACAACAATAACATCATTTGTTATAATTAAATTAACGTGAGAAGCCGCCATTCGAGTACCACCTTTACGAGCAAATGACCCATCATCAGTTGAAGGTAATGATTTAGCTTCGCTCTTTGTATAGTATAATTTTGGAGGATGTGGTATCTTATAAACTGTTATTTTATTACCTTTCGCATCTGTAGAATTTTCTAAAACGTCCATTGCTGCCAAAGAACGCATTTCTTGTTCTTTATCTTCACATTCAGGGGTTCCGCAACCCTTTGGCCAAGTTAGCATAACTTTTCCAATTCCAGCAAATACGCACATATTATCAACGTGTCCATTTGTATCTGTATCGTGGAAAACACCATAAGGCAGCCATATAATTTTAGTTAAGTTTAAATAATTACATAAATTATTTGCTATTTGAGTTTTAGTTAAATTTTTATTTCTATTTGGATTTAAAAGACATTCTTCAGTAGTAACAAGAGTTCCTTGTCCATCAACACTAAATGAACCACCCTCACATACAAAGTCAAATTTTTTATAAATTGGAACAGATAAAAACCCACTAATTTTAACAGCAACTAAAGCATCCTTATCGTGTTCTATAGTTTTTGGGTTTCCCCATCCATTGAATTTCCATCCAACACTTCTCATAAATCTGTTTTTTCCTACAGATTTGATTAAAAATGTAGGTGCTATATCTCTTAACCAATTATCATCACTATCAAGTTCATCTACAAAAATATTTGCGCAATCTTTAAAACGTTCATACGCTTCTTTCCAAACAGACGGTTGAGCAACTATATGAACAATTTGATATTTACTAATAATACGAGCACATTGTTCAATTGCGAGTTGCGCTCCTTTTAATCGAAATGTGCCAGGATTACTTGGCCATCCTAACCATGTAGCACTTTGTTTTTCAAACTCTGAAGGCATATAATAACCATCCTTTTTAGGAGTGGTTAAACTTTGTGTAGAGATATTTTTGCTAATACTATTTTTTCGCGTTTTTTTATGTAACATATTTATATAAATATACTTTTAAAAAAATAAAATTGAAAGTTTAATATATATTTTACATTATTTCAAATTGATAAAGTAAAATGTTTTATTGTACTCCTTGTAATTGTTTAATGTATTGTGCTTGTATAAATATCATAATTATTGTTATATTTATGATATGTGCGTTGTATGATTTTGGTAGCAATTTTGATGAAGATGGAAATTTAAGATTAAGTAATCAGCATCTGCGTGGTATGTATATTGAAGATATTGTAGATGACCGCTACAATAAAATACGCGATGTTGTTATTGAAAATGCGGTTAAAGGAAAAACTAATGTTGATTTTACAATTATGTGTATTCGTAACCAACATACGATTTGCGACAACTATGATGGTTACCAAGAATGGTGGAGACAGTATATTTTAAGAAATGGCGGCGAAGTTATTCCAAAGAATAATATTCAATCAGAACAAATTAAAATACGTATTATACAAAAAATACAACACTCGTTTCCAGGTAGCAATATTACAAAAACTTTTAAGAACTGTTGCGATGCCTACAATATAACTTGGTAAATTAATGATTTAAAGTGCTTTTCAAAAAAGAAAGCACTTTTATAAAAACACTTGTAGTTTTGCTCCACTTTTCTTAAAAGTGGATTACCATTTATTCGCCTTTTTGACACTGATTTTCTGTCCTGCGCCGCGTTTTTTAACCGAATTTGGGTCATATTGCTCCTCTTCGTCCTCATCCTTCATTCCTTTCGATAATTCCCAGAACTCTTTTGACCCTAATCTGAAGTCACCGTGGCTGTCGGCTTTATACCAGAAGACCTGATCGTGTAGCTTATTGGATTTCGAGTTATTATTTATTACCAAGCACTCATAATTTTCGGTACATTGATCCATCACCTGACAAAAGCTCTCAAATGTTGGAAACATACCGGCATAGTTCTCATATATTCTTTTTCTATTTGCGATGTAATTTTCTCGAAGAATAAAAACATAATCTATATTGGTTCTCAGTGTGGGCGGAATGCCGAGCGGATATTGCATTGTGATGACTAGCATCACCTTCCAATGTCTCCCGTTCATAAAGAGTAAGCGCATCATTTTATCACGTGTCC